ATCTGAAGCAATAACATAATCAATCTCCTCCGTTTTTAAAATCTTGTTCATCTTCTGGTTCATTTTATTTTCTATCCAACGGATAGAAACTTGACCACTCAAGGTAATGGCTTCAGCGTTAGCCAGTTTATAATATCGAAAGTACTGATTCCCAATAGCACCATAAGCACTGTTAAGAGATATCTTTTTGGCCATCTGGATGTTATTGCATCTGGCAATCTCTTTAGTGAGTTCATTAGAAGGTTTCTTTTCATAATCCTGCTTTGCTTTAAGCATTCTCTTCTTGAAGATGACTCTCTCACTGTACATCTTATCCATAAGTTCAGGAAGGAATCCTCGTACATCTTTCCTATATTGTGCTCCATTCGCACAAACTGCATAATCCCCATCAAACTCACACTCCTTATTTAAAATCCCCTCAACGCTCGAGCTGGGATGTCTAGTTTCCCTGAGTGTTTCGGGCGAGATGTTGTATTGCATAATGAGATGAGGATAGAGAGAGTTGAGATCAAAACTAACAACCCAATCATATTTCCCTGGAATCGGTTCCTTGACATAAGCCCCTGCATACCTCTCATTTTTTTGTGAACGATTTTTAGGTGGAATAACAATATTCCGTTTCTTTAGATAATTATAAATTATCGTATCCCACATTCGCACTTGATAGAACACATCCTCATAATTCACTTTAGCATCATATGCCATCGTAAGAGCAAGTTCAATCAACTTCATCTTGTCTTCCAGACGGTCAACAAGTTCAACGTCAATTATATTATATTCTACAAACTTCTGCCAACCATTTGTATAGAAGTCCTTAAATGTATCAAACTCACTATGATCTAATTTCTTCTGACCCAATTCAACGCCAGCAATATAATCCAATCTATATGATTCTTGTGCCTTATAAGTGAACTTCTTATATAAGTCCATATAGTCCAACTGTGAGACACCACCAATATCATATGAGATATATTCACGTCCCATAATATGTGTTCTATCCTCGGTCACCAATCCCCAAGGTGACATACGCTTCATTAACTTCTCACCAAGGATCCTCTCAATCCTACGACACATATATGGAATATCATATAACTTACTGTTCCAACCAGTAATAACTTCTGGTGTATTAGTTTCGATCATCCACCAGTTAATGAAATCATTTAAAAGTTCATACTCTGTCCTGAATGCTTTATAAGTTACATTCTTCTGGACATTTTTAAATGGACCTAGACCCCAAGTTATAATCTCCTTAGTTGTATAATCCTGTATTGATATAAGAAGTATTTCTTCAGCAGCAGATTCTACATCAGGGAATCCATTCTCAGACTTAACCTCAATATCAAGTGTAACTAATTTAATCTTCTCAATATCAAATTTTAATTCATCCTCTGGATACTTGTCCGAAATATATTGATAGATAAATCTCTCATTACCGTAAATATTAAAATTCTCTACATCAGTATATTTCTTTATAAACTCACGACAATCCCTAACTGAACCAGGTTCAATCGCCTCAACAGTATCTCCAGTTAATGTTCTATACTTACTCTTCTTTTTTGAATCAACAAAAAGGGTTGGATAAAACTTCTCACGGGTTGCGAAGTGTCTTCCATCTTCATAACCACGAACCAAGAAGTTGTCTCCAACCATCTGGACGTTTGTATAGAATCTCATTACTTAATTAAGTCTTGATACTTTTCAAGTAGGGTGGGTGTTGGGGTCGCCAATGTAAGTATTTTATCAGAACTCATCATAAATTCAATGTCCTTTGTGACACTTTTTAAAAATGGTTCAAGTGTCCCATCATCATTTACAACATATGGAGAAACTAACTTACAGTCTGGTTCTCCAAGTTCTGATCCGACTTCCTCAATCTGTGAGACCAGTTTCAGTTGATTCACTAGGTAAATCAGATTGGTTTCCATTTAATTTCTCCAAGTACATTTCTGTCAAACTATCTATAGGTTCAACAATTGTTGTTACATAACTATTGGGAACTGCTATTTCATTATCCTTAGTTAATAAAATCCAAGGTGCTAATGTAATAGAAACTTTCCTTTCATCCAATTCTTCCTCATCAAGTGTAAGTTGATGTGCAGCAGTAACCCGATGTGGATTTTTAAGAAGATACCCAACAGGAGCATCTTTATCCATTATCTCCTTTATTTCTGTTATTACTTGTTCCTCTGATCTGAGAAGAACTAATTTGATAGACATGATTGTTTCATTCCTATTTGTATTATAGCATTAAAAAAGGGGTGTGTCCACCCCTTTGTCTATTTTGTTTTATAGATACTCTTTCCGAGCATGATGCTCAGGAACTATCTTTTTCAACTCCACAGAAAGGAGTCCATCTTCAAACTTGACGGATCCAACCTCCGTATCGTCAGTGATCGTCCAAACTCGTTGGAAACTACGTTGGGCCAGTCCTTTGTGGACAAACGTTCCATCAACTTCTGATTCTTCTTTCTTGCCCTCGACATATAATTTTCCAAACTCTGTATAGACTTTGACTTCATCTTTCTTGAACCCCGCAAGTGCGATTTCGAGTTTCGATTCATGATTATTTAATTGTACCAAATTATATGGTGGATAATTGGAAGTAGTTGTGTCATCCCAAAATCTATTGAGATATTCATCCATTCCAATACTGTTCTTTGTTATCTTATCAAACAGTTCTGGAAGATTTGCAGCGTGGTATCTTGCTAGTGTACCCATGATAGTAGCTCCTTATTAAGCGAGTTTGTATTTTGTTGTCCCCGAAGGCGACATTACTATTTAACCACAAAAAATAAAAAAGGGGATGTGGGATCCCCTATAAAATTATTCGGATTATACTAATTAAATATCTGATGCTTTGATGTACCAGCATTATCATTTGATATATTTCCTATTCCAGTTTCTTCAGTTTCTGATAATTCATAACTCCAATCTTCTACTACAGTATTTGCCAGCAACAAATCACTGAGTTTATATAACTCTTTCTCTGCTGTTTCATAATCTTCTGCATCAAACCAATAATCAATCACCTTACCAATCCGTAACAGATGTGATTGAAGACCTTCAGCAACCCTATGAGTATTATTCATCACAGCATTACCAGCAGCATCTGATACAGATCCTCTTAGTCTTACATTTACAGTTGCTTTGAATCTCATTAAATTCCCCAAATTTTAGTACAGTAATCTCGGATAGATCTATCAGAAGAAAAGAAACCCGAACGTGCAATATTAGCAACTGACATTCTATTCCATTTTTCCCGATTTGTCCATGCCCTACTCACTCTATCTTGAGCATCAAGATAATCAGAGAAATCTGCAAAGACACAGAAAGGATCATGATTCAATAAACCATTTATTAAAGGTTCAAACATTTCTTTATCACCCTGACTAAAATGACCACCTTTAATAAGATTAATTGTTTCCCAAAGTTCTGCACTCATATGATGTTTAGGATCATATCCATTGTTCCATAATTCTTGAATACCTTTTTCATCATGACCAAATAAGAAGAAGTTTTCTCCACCTACAAGATCTCTTATCTCTACATTAGCACCATCAAGTGTTCCAATAGTTAAAGCACCATTCATCTGGAACTTCATATTACCCGTACCTGATGCCTCTTTACCAGCAGTAGAAATCTGTTCTGACAAATCAGCAGCAGGGTATACTTTCTCACCCAACTTCACACTATAATTTGGTAAGAATACTACACGTAACTTACCATCCATATCAGGATCATTATTTACTACCTCTGCTATATGACAAATAAATTGAACGATCAACTTAGCCATATAATATCCTGGTGCTGCTTTACCACCAAAGATTACAGTTCTAGGAACTACATCAATTCCATTTTTAATTCTAAGGTATTGATTAACAATCCAAAGAGCAAGTAAATGTTGTCTTTTATATTCATGAATTCTTTTAACCTGTACATCAAACATACTAGAAGGATCTACAGATATTCCTAAATTATCAAAAATATAAGTTGCAAGATGATGCTTACCAATCAATTTAGTTTCTGCAATCTTATCCAAAAGAAAAATATCAGGATCAACTGTTTCTAATTCTTTAAGACGATCCATATCAGTAACCCAATCTGGACCAGCATATTCATCTAAAACTTCTGTAAGAGATGGATTACAAGATGCTATCCATCTTCTAGGAGTAACACCATTAGTTACATTGGTAAACTTATGTGGCCACAACTCATTAAACTCTGGCATTAATTGAGTCTTAACTAACTCAGAATGTAATGCTGCAACACCATTTACATGATGAGATCCTACCGTAGCAAGATGAGCCATACGAACTGCCTTATTACCACGTTCATCAATAATAGACATCTTTTCTAACTTACTATCATCACCAGGATAATGTAACCGTACTATCTGCAAAAATCTACGATTAATCTCATAGATTATTTCCATATGTCTTGGTAAAAGAGACTTGAATAATTTAAGATCCCATTTCTCTAATGCTTCTGGCATCAAAGTATGGTTTGTATATGCAACAGACTTAGTAGTAATATCCCATGCTTGATCCCACTCTACATGTCTTTCATCAACCAAAAGTCTCATCAACTCAGCAACTGCAATAGCAGGATGAGTATCATTTAATTGTACCTGCCAATGATGTGGAAAATCTTCTATATCATATCCACGTTTATCTAAACTCCTCAACATATCTTGAAGAGAAGCACTAACAAAGAAATGCTGTTGCTTTAATCTTAAAGTCTTACCTGCATCTGTACCATCATTAGGATACAAAACCTTAGAAATAGTTTCAGATGAAACACTCTGTTCTACCGAACCTAAGTAGTCTCCAATATTAAATGCATAGAAATCAAATGTCTCAGTAGCATCTGCTCTCCATAATCTCAATCTATTACAGTTATTAACTTTATAACCTAATTGCAATACATCATAAGGTACAGCAATAACTTGTTCATCAGGAACCCATCTTACTCTATAGTTTCCTCTATCTGATACATAATTTTCTACTCTACCACCAAATCCAACATGAACTGATTCATCTGGATGACAAAGTTCCCAAGGCCATTCTCCGTGTAACCAATTATCGGTTATTTCTATTTGCTGATTATCTTTAATAATCTGCTTAAAGATACCATACTTATATCGAATACCATATCCAGTAGCAGGAACTTGTAGAGTTGCTAGAGAGTCCATATAGCAAGCAGCAAGACGACCTAGACCACCATTACCTAATCCAGGTTCTTCTGCAACATCTAATATCTGATCTAATGTATATCCATAAGATTCTAATGCATCTTCTGCTTCCTTTTTTATTCCTAAACTAATAAGATTATTATTAAGTTGAGGACCAATTAAAAATTCTGCTGAAAGATATGCTACCTCTTTATCACTAGGAGGTTTCATATCCAACCAATAGGTCATCATCTGATCTCTTACAGCATAACTTAATGCCATATAGAAATCATGAAGAGATGCTTTATCAGGACGTTTTCCTAACGTATAGAAAAGACGTTCCTTGATACCATTATAAAGATTATTCGTTTTCGTCAACTTTCTTTTTCTTGCTACCTATATTATACTTGGTTTCAAGTATCCATTCACCTTTATCTTTATATGCCAACACTTTAATCTGATTTAAAGGTGCAATATCTTGGATTTTAGTCACATCTACCATAGTAACTAATCCCCAATCAGCAAGTAATTGAGCAATACGATTTCTACGCTGAACATCATTCTGCGTTAAGTTAGCGTGTTTTCCATCAAGTGCAAATAGTTCTTTAAAATGCACAAGATAATATCTTCCTTGTTTATGTAAGATATGACATGATTGATATATCTTTTTCTCTTTACGGGATGCTACCCCAATTCTTGTTAAGGTTTCTCTTACCTTAAGAAAATCATCTGGTTCACCCAGTACGACCTCTACCATTTGGTCAGGCGACCACTTAACTTCAGGCTCTTGAACGAAGCTCATTTTGTTCCTCCAGTTTCAAATTTCGATCTTATAAAATTAATCTGTTCTTTTGTTAGGATTCTCAAAGCCTGTTTTGCTTTTTCGTTACTATAACCATAATAACGTTTTACCAAGTCAAGATCTTTGATTGTATCTTTACGAAGCCAAGGAGAGTATCTCTTCTTAACTCTGAGTGTATTTAGAAAAAAATCATATTGCATCTTCTTATCAAGAAAATGATACTGATTCATTTCATTAACAAACATAATACAATCAAGATGTCCTGATAGACAACGATTGATAATATATGGAGAATATTCTTTTTCAACTAAAGAATCTTCATCAATTAGATTCTTCTTTGTCTGATTGATTGAGTTCAGCCAATCCTTTAGTTCCATAATTAAGTAGAAGTAATTCTTTTCGTTTTTGTTGGTTATTCATATATTCACCAACAGATCTCATAGTATATGTGAGATCAAATTCAGCAGCAGCCCATCCATTAAATCTATCTCTAATAAGTTGACTGGAATTATAGCTTACCATTAAATCCATAGTATGTAAATCACAATTACGAGCAAACTTATCGTGATCAAAATACTTATGCATATCTCCCTTATTTCCATACAGATTAGAACCAATCTCATAAGGGGGATCAAAATACATGAAGATACCTTTATGAAGATCATCACCCATTAGATGCTCATAAGAATGATTAGTTATTTTCCAATCTGAAATAATCTCTGAATACTCAGCTAACTTCTCAATACCACGGAGGGAGAAGTTGGAATCTGATGCCTGTTTTGAGAACGAGGAAGACTCAGTGAGACCAGAGAAACTACACTTATTAACAATATAGAAAGCAACTGCCCTCTCGAAATTTTCTTTTGAACGGTCATTAACTACACCTTTAGAATCATTGAATAATTTTTTAGCAGTATCTGGATTAGGATGTTTATTTTTTATCTCTACTAATGCGTCCTGCATATCCTTTCCAGAATCCTTTAACTGGATCCAAAAATTTGCAAGAGGTTCATAAAGATCATTTACCCAAACACTTAAATGGGGATACATCTTTGTGATGTAAATTGCAACACTACCACCACCAATAAATGGTTCACGAAATTCAGTGTACTCACTAAAGTCTGGAAAGTATTGTGCCATTTTAGTAATAGCACGGGACTTACCACCAGGATAGCGTAAAGGAGTCTTTAATGCTTTTTTAGATTTCATTACCAATCAGGATAATATGAGATATTAGAAATGTATTGATAGATTAAAGTCCAACCAAATTCAAAGGTTTGACCTCTCTCATCTTGAAGATAAAAAGGAATATCTGGATGCTGCATCTTTGCACTATAATAGTGAGATACTACATTACAATCGTCATCAATGTGACGTTCTTTTTCTAAATCCTTTTCAGTCATCTGAGAATCATTGGATTACCTGTATGAGGTCTCTCTGGAGAAACTTCTATTATTATAGGAGTATTTAACGCATCTTCAATAGCTCCAGACATCCTACGATATCCAGAACCAACATACAACTGTCCAGCAAATACCGATACAGTAGCAGCACCCCAGAAAACATAGTACCATCTAGATTTAACTTGGTGTCTTTGTTTTTTAGTCAGTTTCTTCATTATCAAAAAAAGGTTCAAGTGTAGTTTGTTCTTCTAAAAAGAAGTCAGGATAAGTCTTAAAAATTATCGGATCATATCTACTATACACTAAAAGTTTATTAAAATCAATATCTGCTTTTTTTCTTTGCCAACTGTTGCGATCTAAATTAGGGTTCTTGCATTGAATAAACTCACCATTCTCCCTTAATGGAATTATGTTAGTAGGAGTTTCCCAAATTAATTGACGATAGCAAGTAATTAAAACATGATAATAATAATCAATTTCTTCAGGTCTTCTCTGCCTTCTACCATTCTTTAAATGTGGAGCAGTAGCACCAGAGTGATAAAAGAAATCATAACGAGGACGACGTACTTCTTTTCCAGTACGTTTCTTCATACCATAGTCAAGTGACATTTGATATACTACCTTTTTAACCTGACCCCTTTTCCAAAGGTAAGGTTCCTTTTCAAGAAGTAAATCTACACCATCATCAACTTTTGGTTCTGCTACATTTATTGATTGTGATAATAGATAAGATGCTACTAACTCTTCACAAGTAGTTCCACCAAATCTAGTTCCCTTATTTCCTTCATCTAGAGGAATAGTTTCTTCTTGAAGAAGTGGAGGCATACAGGGTACTAACCTCTTCGCATTAGGAGATCTACTCATTATTTTGGCAATTTACGATTAAAGTTCCAGTTTTCAAATTTCATATACAATTTGAATATTCCAATTAAAGTTCTTTTAACAAACTCTTCAAAATATAATACTGATAATATACCCCATTCTTCTAATGTTAGTTTCTTCATTTGAATTCACACTCCACCATTATCTCAGTTAGACAAGCAAGCATAGTTATCTCTTGATCTGCTACAAATGCTATTTGATATTGATACTTCGCAATAACAAGAACAGCAGCAGGAATAGTACTAGGGACCAAGGATTCGTATAGACTATCGTAAATGCGACGAAATAATACAGTAGTATCATTGTCCAAATTACTGACGACCCACTTACGTACTTCAGGAAAGTTTTTTCCTTTAAGGTTTTTAATAAGATCATTTATAGCAATGTCTGAGAACGCTGCAAGTATTCCCGAATCGATTTTGCCCCCAACCGAGTACCTCTGACATTCATTAAGAACTCGTCTCCAATCAGGAAAATGTTTATTAATGAGCTGAACAAGAACTTTCTTATCGGATTCAATACGTTCTTGATCCAATATAAAGTTGAGTCTTTTGAAGAACTCTGCTGCGATAGTTTGTTTGTCTTTACCCTTAACACTGAATTCGACCACAGCACACCTTGAGTGTAGTGGTTCGAGAATTTTATTCTTGTAATTACATGTGAGGATGAATCTACAATTCCCTGCGAACTCTTCAATAAATGCCCGTAGGAGGAGTTGTACATCATTACTGGTGTTATCTGCCTCATCGATAATGATGACCTTGTGCTTCGCTTCAGACGTAAGCGAGACTGTTGATGCGAAGTTCTTTGCCTTATTACGGACGGTATCGAGGAACCTTCCTTCATCCGATCCATTAATGACATAATAGTCTACCCCTAATTCTTTACAGAGTGCCTTTGCTACTGTTGTTTTACCAATCCCTGGAGGACCAGCAAGCAACATATTTGGTATTTCACCCTTATTTAGGAAATCTCTAAAGGTTTTCTTAATATTCTCTGGGAGAATACAATCTTCAATTGTTTGTGGTCGATACTTCTCAACCCAAATAAAGTCACTCATAATAATAGAATTAAACTGGCGTGGCTGGGATCGAACCAGCGACAGGCTGATTAACAGTCAGCTGTTCTACCTCTGAACTACACGCCATTGGTTTGCCATCATTCCAATGACGAATTACCCCTGCAATAATAAAACAGTTAGTAATGAGATAAGAAAAGAAAATAAAAGTACGTACCAAAACAATGTAGTTGTCGTAGGGTTCAGTCTTTTCATCAGAGAAACTACCCAATGCATACTTCCAAGTCCTCAACAATCTAGTCATTTTTTAAATACACCTAACTTAGACAATAGCCACAAGGTAACTATTGTCCATCCTATAACATACCACATTTATTGTAAAGTTGAATCTGGTTCAAGTGCAATATAATACTTCAGATTATATTGACTATTAGTAAATTTTGATAGAAGTTTAGATGAAACTACTACATCATAAGATCCAGGAATAATTCTAATATTCTCAACCTTAAAGTTAAATGTAAATTCTTTATCAGTTTCACCAACAGTTATATCATATACATTAGATGTATCATTCTTCTTATCACGAACAATAATCTTTACAACACCATTAGAACCAACTACAGCTAGATCAGGTAATTGATATACTGCTGCTGCTTTTAGTAACTTCTCTAATGAAGTACTCTCTAATTGGAAATGTACGTCCTCAGATGGAAGTGTAATCTCTTTCTCAGGTGGAGCAATAATTACATTAGGATCTGCATAGAAATACTTAACTCTACGTCTTCCCTCACGAATTGTAAGATAAGAATCTGTTGAGAAATCTAGATCTGGATCCTGATGCAATCCTAAACCATTCAAGAATTGATTCAAGTCATAAATTGCAAATTGCCGAGGAAAATCTTCTTCAATCTGTGCTTCTGCAAGAATATTCTTAGCAACAGACATTGTACGAAGTTGATTTCCTTCTTTAACAAGAATCGAATTGTTTATACCAGCAAAATTTTTGAGAATAGTTAGGGTGTTGTCAGATAAATTCATAGTCATAATTAAGGCATGTTGTGATCAATGTTCCCAGATGTCATTTTGGGTTTGCCGTAGTGTTCATCAAAATGTAATAGTAGCATAGCATAGTGTATCACCTTTTGCAAGTCTCTCTTATTCTTTCCTTCTTTACTTCCATAGCGACTAGCATACTTAATTACATTTGCTTGGCAAAATGCAGATGCTAAATCTCTAGATGCCATTAAGTCTAATGTCTGAACATTACGAAACTCATGTTTAGTTCCAGTATAGTGTCCATTATAAGTGCTTGATACATAGTCTTCAATATCTTTCAAAATTTCTTTCTCATGATACTTGTTCCTAATGTCCGTCATTGTTGTAAGTTCCTCCTTTTTTTGACCCTCGTTATTTAGATTAATATGATGTGCTATTTGGTCATCATTATCTGAAAGGGGATCTGTGGGAAAAGGGTTTGGCATATCACCATTCCGATCATACTCATAATAATATTTGGAATGTTCATAATCATCCCCTTCTACTTTAATTGGGTAAGTTTCATCCATAGTTCCGTTAATTTCCTCCCACGCTAAACTCCATGCATTAACCATATTGAAATAAAAATTCATTTACTAAACTTTCTGCTTTTTCTTTACCAAACTTACCAGTAAGATATCCTCCTACAGGATCAAGTTTAGTCATATAAGCATCAAAGTCTTTATATTCACTGGTATCATTTCCAGTGGGTTTTCCCAATTCTAACATATCTTTGTACTTAGTCAAGTATTGTTTAAATGTAGATAGATAAGCATTCACTTCTTCCATCTTGCAATACTTAACAAAAATATTTTCAGAGAAATGATTACCTGGTTCAAAAAACCTTATCTTTTCTTTATATTTGGGCAATCCATCAACAGAAAATAAGAAGTTTTCCACAGGATGTTGAAAATCAAATACTATAATAACTCTTTTCTCATTAAATGCCATTAAATCTATACCAAAAGAAGGTAGAAGACCTGTTGGAACATTAGCATTTGTTTTTGGATAAAGAATATTATTATAGATGCAAGAATTATCACTCCATATCTCAACCTCTCTTGATTTAATAAGATACTTATTAGTATAAGTTCTTGCTAAAAGATTAGAGTCTTTTGCTTTCCAATGAGCCCAAACACTATTGACCCCATTATGAAGGTCAATAGTATTGAATAAAGCATCCTTATATTCTTTCCATAAATTACTGATCATTTTCATATGCCTCGTCTTCTGCTTTACTGAAATCAAAGTCAGCATCTACTTTATCATATAATTCCATAAATGACTGCTTAGTATCATCATCAAACCTATTAACACATACCCCAATTGCTTTCTCCTTTTTACCAAAGATTGCATAAGCACGAACTATATGAACTAATCTACGAGTACTAATGATTTCCTCAACACCACCATCATAGAAAGTTTTGCGAATAATATCTGCCCAGTCTACTAATCTCTTACAGAAATCTTCATCTTTAACACCAACAGTATCTGCTACATTCATAAGAATCTTCTGTTCTGAAGTAGGAGCAGGATACTCTTGCTCAAATGTTACTGGGAATCTTTCAAGGAAGGCTTCATTAAGCACGTTAGTTCCAATAAATCGTCCATCATCTGAACCTTTACCTTTAGTGTTTGCGGTTGCGATGACGTTGAAACCCTTCGCTGGTTGGACGAATCTTCCGATTTTTTTAAGGAAAACTCCCTTACCCTCAAGGATCGGCTGGAGGCAGAGGATTTTGTTTGAGGCAAGGTCGATTTCGTCAAGGAGCAAGACAGCTCCTCTGTTGAGAGCTTGAATAACTGGTCCGTCGTGCCAGACTGTGGCACCGTCAACAAGACGGAAGCCACCAATGAGATCATCTTCATCTGTTTCGATAGTAATGTTTACACGGATAAGTTCTCTATTGAGTTGAGAACATGCTTGCTCAACTCCCATTGTTTTACCATTACCTGA